GCAGCCGAATCAAGTAATGCTCTTAGTGATCCAGTAGCTGCCTTGCCTAATCCACCGATCAAATGAAACAATCCAAAACCATAGAACCCTAAACCAGGCAAGAACTTATAACTGACAAACCAATCTCTGCGTTTTTTCTTTTCGTCATCTTCTCTGTAGTTGCGTCTAATGCTAACAATCTTTTCACTATCATAATCAATTGTGATCACATATGGAGTTGCTACAGCATTTTCATCTTCTGGATCTACTTCATCAATCTCTTCAAACAGTTCATAGACATGCATTTCCAACAAAGTCATAACTTCATCTTGTTGGTCATCACCATAAGTATTAATACCTTCGACCTCTCCAATAGTGTCACCAGATGGATCAGAGCCATCACCTGTATATTCACTAGGTAAATAATATCCAGATTGTACATATTTGTTGTAATCGTTTTTTGGTAAACGAATCACTTGGGTATATCTTGGAGAAGTCATAAGATCTTTGCTTTCTGGAGCAACAACAAAATCTTCAGCCTTAATAAACTGGGAACATTGCCTTCCCATATTGCTATCCCACCAAACTTTCTTAAATGTCTGACCAACTAATGGTAAGTGAAATAACATCTGATCCAGATCTGGAAAGTATTCTGGCATCTCCTCAACAATCTGATAGTTCATATATTCACGAACTCTTCTGGCTTGTTCTTCTGTTTCTTCATTCGGAGTACCAACAATAACAGTCTTAACAGGTCCTCCAGATGGATAAAGTTCTGCAATAGCTCTGGCATTAAACTGTGTTGCAGCTTCTGCAATCATAGGATGTACAACTGTCGATAAACCTCTGGTGGCTCTTTCTTCTTCTGATTCTTCTTGTCCACCATCAGGATCTAATGTTTTTAATCCTTTTTTGTATCGTTCTTCCCACTCCGACCTAGCACTTTTATCATCTTCATAAAGCGAAATAAGAGTTGAAGCTTTCTTCTGTAACTCTCTATCATTAATTTTTTCAGCCAGATTTTCGTCAAACTGATTTTCAATCTGATTAATTTGATCTGTATCTGGATCTCCAATAAGCACCTCATCACCAACTGATTCGACTTGTAAATCATCTGGTGGAGAACCTTCAGCAAAAGGAATTTCAACCATATAATGTTATCCTCTTTCTCTCTTCAAAATCATCTTCAATGTCATCATGCGAATGCGTAACAAACCAACCCTTGCGTAATCTTAACCAAGCCTGAGTACAAGTGTCAACAATATCATCGTTTTCAGTGGCAGGAAAAGCTGCACATATGTCAATTAAGTCCTTACACCATTTTTTGTCAGAAGGATACCAAATTCTGCCATCTTCTAATAATGCAGACGATGCATGTGCTCTAGCTTCCTTGTCTCTGTCAGGCATATATTCAATAACAGGAACTCCTGCCATGCGTAAATCTTGCAGTAAACTTTGACCAGAAGCCTTCTTTTCTATCAATACAGCATCAGGTTCATAGTCATAATAAGATTCCTGTGCGATCTTTCTTAATTCAGGATAGGTAACTCTATCATACCACATGTCTAACACTATGGCATTTACCTGACCATTTTTTCTAAACACTCCCCAAGTTGTTCTGGCAGAATAGGAAGTTTTTTCTTTCGTACTAAATGCAGTATCCCAAGATTGTAATACATATTCAATATCAGGTAAGTCAGGTTTATCCCAACCAACCCACCATTCTGCTTTTAGAATGCCACCACCTTTGGGCATTGGTCTTTGTTGCAATTGACCTGCTGATGCGTAACTCCCAAGACTCTTTTCAATATTATCCAAAGTCTTTTGGTCAATACGTTCTTCCCACAACAAATCTCCTTCTCTTGTTCTTGGATCTGTAAATCCAAGTGTTGATTTTGTTGGTGTCGGATGTCCGACCTCATATCGAGCAGGTAAGCATAGATGATCCCATTCATTGTATTGATTCGCTAATATGTGTCCTGTTAAATCTTTTTCATGTACTCTTTGCATAATTATAATAAAAGCACCAGTCTTTGGATCATTTAATCTGGTTTGCATTGCCTGATCCCACCAGTCTAATACACTTTCTCTAACTGTAGCTGATTCACTTTCTCTGACATTGTGAGGATCATCAACTACAATAATATCACCACCTTCACCAGTCAGAGCACCATCAACTGACGTTGCAATCCTAGCACCAGTCTTATCATTTTCAAATCTTTGCTTTTGATTTTGGTCAGATGTTAGATTAAACGAATCACCAAAATGTGCTTGATACCATCTACTATCTAATAATCTCCGACACTTAACACTATCTCTAATGGATAATGAACTGGCATAAGAAGCATATAAGAATTTTTTCTCTGGCTGTATAGTCCAAGTCCAAGCAGGTAATACAACAGCAACAGAAATAGATTTCATATGTCTTGGTGGCACATTAATAATAAGTCTTTTGATATCACCTTCGACAACAGCTTGTAAATGTTCACCGATAGCATCAATATGCCAATTGTTTTGAAACTCTACACCAGGCTCTATGGAACTCCAACTAGCCTTCGTAAACTCCCTCAATGACCTTCGGTACTTCTCTGCCCTTACTTGTTCCAGTGACAGATTGCTCAAGAACTCTTTCAAGTTGGGCAAGTTGTTCATTATCAATCCTAGATAAATCTATTACATGTCTTTGTTCAATAGTAGTATTTGTTTCCTGTTTATCAACCCATCCTGCTCTATTCTTGAGCCAGAAGATCATTGCAGTATTATCTTTATCAACAGTTGCCTTTTCATATAAAGCATTTGTTACATTGACAATTCCAGAAGCTCGACCTCTTTTTAGTGCGTCAGAGAAGTCAGGATTTTCAATTTGTCTTTCGTATATTGTTGCATCAGAAACTCCAAATACTGCTGCTATTTGATCAACAGTTAATCCCTTTGAAGCAAGATGTTCAGCCTTTGCACAAATAGCTTCTGTTATTTCAAATTTTGGTCTACCGATTTTTCTTTTCATATCTTACCTTTCTTGCAGTGGTTAGCTGTTAAATAATATATAACGTATAAACACAAAAAAAGAAACCCCACAAAAGTGAGGTTAGTTATATGGAGAGAAAATTATGAACATTATATTTTTTCTTTATACCATTTATTCTCTTCTAGCCAAGCTTTATTTCTTCTTTTTCCTTTTCCAAAAAACAGAGATCGACAGATATAATACTCATTAGCATATAGTTCTGAGATACAATATTCATCTTTGAATCGTTCATGTATTTCTTCACTGAGCCTATCCTTGAGAATAGTCAACTGTTTAACTGTCATCTCCTTGATATGTTTATCCTTGACCAATTTATTCCCAACATCAAAATCATTCATTGTTTTCACCTTTGTAATAGTTTCTCCATTGTTGTGATACATTTTCATAAAAGTATTTGTAAGCACTAACTAAACTTATTCTTAATGGATCATAATTAAATCTACCTATTTCTTCAGCATATAAATGTAATTGAGTGCTAGTTATTGGAAAACCATAAATATCTACAGTGCTCTTTCTGGCATCTGAAAATCTGAGTGGGAAATATCTACCTGCAAACATCTTTGAATTATTAATAATGTCACAAAGTAAATGTCTAATTTCATATGCTTTTTTAAAATTATATTTAAAGCTCTCTGTATAAACTCTTTGCTGACAATCTTTGATGTAATAAGATTTATCAAAATTTTCTATTCCCCACAAACAACTAAAACAATATTTTCTATATTTTTTTAAAACTTCATGATCATCTAATGTTTGATCATCTAACTTATCTTTTTTAAAATCATCTAATGTTTTTTGTGGAACTGTTAAATTTAGATGTCTAAAGACATGATAATCAAAACTTAAATCAAACCATTCTCTTTTAACTTTATAATCAGAATAATGATCATGCCAAAAATTTTCGCTAGAATTTTTTAAATATCCAAGCAAAATTAAATCAATTGGTGAAGCAGTTTGTAAAGATGACAATCGATTTAAAACACCTTGTTCACCTTTATCTGACCTACCAATTTTGACATATCTTTTGTTAGGTTCTCTCTGCAAAATAAAATAAACATTTTCAGATTGATAACTGTCATCACATAAAAAATTCATTTTATTCTCCAAAGTCTCCACTTATTATCACCCATGACTCTCTGAGCTAATTTGATATTATAAGATCGATTACAATATCCTTGAATAGCATTAGCCAGTGAACGAGATTCTACCTCAAAACTATCACCGACTTCCATACTATTTACAAAATAATATTTACTTTTGGTGGTTGCTGCTTTTGGCATTGGCACATTTTTATCAATTTTAAATTCCATTATTTATTCCTTTCTCA